CCTCCGCTACAATACGGTCAGCTTGGTAGTGGTGATACAGTTGAATAGCTTTAGATGCCCAACCCTGTGGTGATAACCTATCAGTATAATCACCGAGGACGTAAGCAATACCGTTAATGTCAATACCTGCGACAATAATACCCGTCATGTCACTCTCAGCGTTAGAGGTAACAGCGGGATCAAGTGCAACGACAATACGGGAAAGGTCTGGGACAGCCTCATGTTTGACTGAGGCATCATCTAGCATTACGGTAGTCCACAAGGCTCCTTGAGCTTCTTCTAGGACTTCAGCGTAAAGCTCTTGTCTACCTAGTCTAGTCCCTTCGTACTGCTCTTTAACAGCAGTGAGGTATGTACTAGCTAAGTTGGCTGAGTTATCAAAGGTACTACCAGAGGTAACTACAGTCTTAGGGTCTTTGAGTATCTGACGAATAAGTTTGGTTGGCTTAGGGGTGGTCGTAACCATGATCCTTGGGTGTTTACCCAGACGCATACAAAACTGTAGCATCTGCCAAGTGTCCATGTCCTTGTTCCAAGCAGCAGTCTCATCACACCATGCTAACTCAAACTGTGGCCCACGAAGACGCTCAGGTTCCTCAGCAGAGAAGAACTGTACTTGCGCTCCATTCTCCCACGTTAGTGTACGCTTGGTTGGAGACCACTCAGGGAACCCCATCTTCTTACCTGCGTGTGTCTTGTCGTTCTTCCAGCATACCGATAGGAAACCAGATTCACCCTTGACCATAACTCGTTCAATATCTGAGTTAGTGGAAGCTACAGCAGCAATACGTTTGACACCACGCTTAACATTCTCTCGTACCCACTCTACACCAGAGCGAGTTTTACCAAATCCACGACCTGCATTAATAAACCAAACATTCCAATCGGGATCACTAGGCTCAAGTTGGTTATCCCTCGCCCAAAACATCCAGTCATGCTTAAGTTCCTCAGTCTTCTGTGGCCCTAGCTGATCGAAGATGTCCTTAACTTTACTCTTGGGTAATCCCCTAAGAGCATCGGCAGTTATCTTCCTCACAGGAACAGGTTGTTTCTTCTTCGGTGGCATCAGTGTTGTATCCAAGTAGCGACATGAGTGTATCGGTAGCACTCTCGTCTAGTTCGGGGTCAGTCTCTTGTTCAACTTCAATGTTAGTCTGAGTTGGACTCCAGCCACCCTTAGATCGTAGGAACAACTCTTGTGATTTAAAGTCACCATCTAAGGCTTGGTCTATGACCTTCTTACCGACAGCGCCATTGATCTTCGCTCGTTCCATCTCAATGAACGACCCATAGATTTTGTACATAGTGGATAAAGACTTTGGGGCATCCTGTAGGTGTTGCATTGAGGCAATCATTTGACGAATACCTATGCCACCTTGGATACATTCCAAGATGTGCTTCTCTACTAATTTACTGTAGGGTAGTGCTGGGATCATAACGACAGTCTCCGCCCTACGGGCTATTAACGACAAGATTAGGGTAACTTAAGTGGGTAGTCGATATCACTACCTACAGTCAATCGGCAAGAACTTTGGAACTTAAGTTATACTATGATTTCATACTTCTTGGTTCAACTTGTAGGAGTGATTCTTGAGGGGAGTAACTATAGTTATAACTTACGTTATATAGCTTAGTAGTATAAATCGTAGTGGTAATAATTTACGTTAAAACTTAAGTTACTCTCTCTCTCATTATACTATAGGGATACAAATTCGAATCTTAGACACTTTATTTTTACTTTTTGTCAACTATTTTACAATCGTCTGTTTTACAACGAAAGTATTTTCCCTTTTTTGTCGTGTTTTCGTGAGTATTATTACCGTTTTGTAACAATTTGTGATGACGTAAGCGGATTACCGCCGATATGTACCTTGGTGGGTACTCCAGTTTGACGTGGGTTTGAACGTGGTGGATGGGCCTATGGTAGGGGCAAAAGTAATTTTTGGTTTTGGATTCAGGTGGTGTTAAGGGGGCCACAAGCATGATTCGCCCGTAATGTCAAGGGTCCCACGCGAAAATGTGACAAATGTTACAAATATCTGTAAAACTGTAACAAAACGTGAGTTGACAAAAGAAAAACTTGACAGAGGATAGGCGATTCGCCCACTTCCCGCAAGTGATTCGCCAGTATCAATCTGCGCCCCATTAACTGAACGCCCGTTCAATTCCATAGATCAAGCGATTGATAAAACGACAAAAGCCCCGCCTAAGCGGAGCCAATGCCCTAGCGTGGGAGGGACGCTAGAAAACTACAGGTTCGATCTCAAATTGGTATCGGGAATCGTGCTGCCGCTCTAATACCGCTAGTTTATCCAACGCTTCCCCCTTGCTGCTAGTCGCATGATAGCAAAAACGCTTGCCACTCGTTAGAATATAGACTCGCCATTCCATTAGATAAATCCCGCCAACAGTAACGCGCTTGCAACAGTGCGAGTCTCGCAACATTCACACCAGCCCCTTGCGTTATCCGGCTCTATATCTGTTGTATAGTCGCAATCGTCGTTCATGCAAATTGCAGGGGCTGCTAACAATCCAACAGACTCCAGCATATCCAAGGGGCTTTCGTATCCCCAATCCGCTGCTAGTATATTGAGTTTATCTTTCGCCTTATTCATTATTCATCTCCCCAATCTTTAAAGTTTCCTGCCGCCTCATTATCATAATAGCCTAAGTAATATTCCTTCACTTGCGGCAATGTCATATGCGATTGCTCTATGCGATTACCAATAGAGGTTCCAAAGGGCCACCAATGCGGGGACAATGGGCGCCCATAGTATGAATCCGCCGCGCCTCTATCATATGGGCTACCATGTTTTCTTGTGTCGCTATTCATTATGCTGACTCCCTTTCCCGTACCACAAAACCGCTGGAATCCGCCTTAGCTTCCCCTTTGGCCTTGAGTCCTACGACGACGACTCCCGGTTTATCCATAAACCTAACGTCAGATTCATCGCCGTTTATCACCGGGATTCCCTTATATGTCGCGGGCAATACCTTTTCAAAAACAACCGCCACATTGCCACCAGCCGCTAGTACCTTATCAACGCAAGAGTCGTTTACTTCCGATTTACTGAAAGTGATATGATAGTTAGAAGGCAATGCGCCCTTCACCCATTGTAACGCCTTTTTAGTGACCTTTGTGTAATCATATGCTTCTATCCCGTCAAAATAGTGAATCAAGCTTGCATAGGGCTTTCCGTTAACCGTTAGCGCAACCGATTGGAACGGGTAATCGCTGGTAGTGTTGGGACGCCATGCGGGAATCATATTCAACGCCTTTGCTTTTCTTTCATGCGACTCAAGCTCAAATGCCATTAAGGCGATATAGGCCTTGCGCATTGTCATGAACGCATGTGTCCGTTGAATCCGTGCCGATAATTTGGCGCGAAGGTAAATAGGATTCCCGGCGGTATTAAGACAAGCGATTAGGCAACCGGGACTCGCGCTAGAACAAAGATTCCATTTACCCGACTCCTTGCCCGGCGCTAGGTTATGGGGCTTTGATAAGACTCCAAGCTTTGCGCCTTTGGCGAGTTTGGGATTGGATTCCGTTGCGCCTAGGGCGGTTGAAAAGGTAAAGCCCTTTGCGCGTAAATCACGAATTACTTGAGCACGGGATGTATAGCCATTAAAATTAGTCATTATTGAGCCCTCCCAAAATCAATCCAATATGACAAGAGGCCGGGAATCTCAAACAAGAGACCATCAAAATATAGCGTTGAAAAGTAACCTAGGCAAAAGCACAAAAAGCCAAAGTATAAAAGCCCGGTGATTTTAGCTAGTACGGTTGCGAGTCTTTCCATGAATGTCGCGGATTTATGGGCGACCTTGCGTTTACGGGTATAAACTCGCGCTATTGCGGCGTCATCAAGCCCTTTGATTATGTTTTGATCTAATTGTGTCATTGTGTCAGTTCCTTTTATCAGTGTTTAAGCGTTATTGCTTAGGAACCATTAAAAGCGATTCGCCGGGTATTGCAAGCGATAAATCAATTTATCCAAAATAATCTAATTATAATAGAACGGGCGCGCGTTATCCAATAACAAGCGATTCGGCAATAGTGTTTTTTCGCTTGACAGATTCGTTGTAAAAATGTCACGTTGCAAGAATGTCACGTTGTAAAAATACCACAGTAGATTGTATACCAAAGTATACGCAAGTATACCATCGTATACCATCGTATACGTTAATCGCATACCGTTGCATACCATCGTATACGTTAGCATACCATAGTATACCATCGCATACCATTGTATACATATGCAAGTATTCATATATAAGCATATTTACATATAAACATATGTTGATATTCGAATATAAGCATATGTGGATATACGAATGTACCCCCCTCCAGTGGAAAATGACCCCTCCAGTGGAAAATGACCGTGACCCCCTCCGGTGGAAATTAAGACCCCACCAGTGGAAATAATTCTGTTGACCCCACCAGTGGAAAATGCGAGAGTGATTCTATAAGTTGACCCCCACCGTGGGAATTAATAGTAGCACAGCTACGCAGTGAAACGGAGAAGACTAATGGAAAATATCTTAGCAGAACTAAAGGCAATCATGCAGGACGCACAGGAAGCGTCAGCCCGTGCAGGGGAATATAAGAACGACATTGATCGTGGTATCAACGTCAACCACACACCTGAGTATGATACCTCTGTCACTAAGCAAGACAAGATCAACAGCCTGTTCGAGTATCTCACGGACGCAAAGCATGACATGGATCGTGTGCAAGAGAGCCTGAAAGACATCCACAATAAACTTGACGATCTTCTTGAGTTAGTGGAGTATGAGAATATAGCAAAGGAGATTCGCTAATGGAAGTTCGTGAGACATACTATGAGGTTTACCTCGACGGAACCTTGTACCACGAGGGAACCTTAGAAGATTGTACAGAATATGCACAACGCGCTCTTGACGATGATTGTGCTGAGGTGTACAAGGTAACTGTAACAGAAGAAAAGGTAGTAATCTAATGGGAAAAGTAAACGGACTGTTTCAAGATGCAGAAGAAGCTAAGTTTGATCGTTACACACACATCATGGTTGATGCTGATGTTGAGATGCAGTATCACTGTGGTGAGGTAGTCTCGTTCAAGATCGAAAGTATTCCATGCCTGTGGGTCTGGGATGAAACCTCAAGAGAGGCCGCTGAGTATTGGGCCGTATGGGATTACGTTGGAGCTAACTTTACATTCGATTGGATGTCGATTAAATCGTGGTCAGGATCACCAGTTAAGGAGAAAACAAATGGATGATAGAGTATGTATGCACTATGTTATCGACAGACTTGAAGATATATTGGAGGATGTTGAGTTAGATACAAATAAAGTTCTTGAGTTAAAACG